AGATCAAGAACCTTGGTACGTGTATGCGGACTACAACTGGTATCAAAATAAGTATAAGAAGCACTTCTATGAAGGTGTTGAAATTGCAAACAGCATACGCAGGTACGAAGCCTACCAAGGCGGAAAGCGTGACAAGACCCAGTATAGAAACAAACTTGCAGAAGGGCTTGGTATAAAGGGACGCAGGTTTAGCGATCTGGTTAAACTTTATCAAGAAGCCCAGGCGTGGGCTATAAAGTTAGAAGCCGAACACGGTGAAAGCTATGAGCATATTATGGTACTTGCAGTTTGCAGGAAACCCAAGGAAGAAAAGCGGTTTCCAAGTCTATCTGATGAAGTTAAGGCTTTTATTGAGAATGTTTTATACTCAGAAAGCTTTGCAACAAACATGCAGTCTGTCACCAATCTTTATGACGATCTGGAAGACATGTCTGCGGTTAAAGGGTGGGACATACCAAGTTATGATACGGTGTGGCGCTACTGTAACCATATTTGGGAACAAGATGGGGAAGGGGCAAAAGCAATGATTGCACGCGGTCTTCGCTACTGGAAGAACAGATACATGATGAAGAAATACAGAAACACCGAAAAGCTGCAAGTCCTTGAAGTTCTTCAGGGCGATGTACATACCTTTGATGTGTGGGTCTCTGTAAAAAGACCAAACGGAAAACTTCAGGCAATTAGGCCATGTTTAGTGGCTTGGGTCGATACGCGTTCGCGTTGTCTAGTAGGCTGGAAAATTTCAGAAGCACCCAATGCAGAAATGATGAAGGAAAGCCTGATCAATGTGATTTACCCTAAGGCCAATCCAGAACTGCCTTATGGTGTGCCAAAATATCTATTAATAGATAACGGCAAGGAATATACCGCCGAGACACTGACAGGTCGTCCTAGATCAGTACGTGTATCGCTTGATGCAGATACGGTTGAAGATGATATGCGCTCGCTGCCATACCAGCCTTGGTCTAAGGCACAGATAGAACGCTTTTTCGGCACGGTATGCGGGAAATTCTCAAAAAAATATGCATCTTATACAGGTACGCTGTCGGCATCGAGAACCGAGTCAAAAATCAACAAAGACATCAAGGGCATGCTTGAGAGTGGTGAGCTGCTTGATATTGAAGCTTTTGCAACCGAATTTGAAGACTGGGTTGTAAACAAGTATCACAAGCGCAAGCATAAAGGTCTTATGATTCAAGGTGAAACCGTTCCCGCCCCCATTAGCGTATGGAACAGTGAAGAACGCTATTATAAAGCGGCGCCACCACTTGACTATACATTAGGTCTACTTGCAAAGACCCATGAGCGCAAGGTGACTACTATGGGCATCAAAATCACCATTGGTGGTAGACCCGTACAATATACCAATGAACAGCTTCACAGATTCATCGGAAAGCGTGTCCAGTTCCGATACTATCCGCAGGACATCACCAAAGTCAAAGTTTATGACCTTGAAGGGCGTTATGTATGTGATGCTGTGTCTTATGAACTGCTTACGATTGCACCGAAGCTATCTGAAGCAGGTTTCACAGAACACAACAAAGACCAGAAACGCCAACAGCGTGATGATAAGAACACGATTATCAAGCGTCAAATGACTCATGCTGAGCGTGAAGAAGCCAAGAAGACAATGCTAGAAGAGGCTGGTAAAAAATCGGTTGGGCCTGCGCTTGCAGAGCAACAAGAAACGGTTACAGCCATGCCAAAGGATACCCAGTACCGTGAAGAAAAGGCACGAGGCAAATCAGAGCAGGTTAAAAAGTCAGCAGCAAAGACTAAAACATATTTTGACAAACAGGCTGATGTGGCACTTGAGAAGCTTAGAAAACTAGGATAAATGGAGGTACAAACTATGACATATACACAAATCCCAAATATCGCAGAGCAGGTGAAGGCTCTTATAGATAACAGCAAGGAACTGACAATAGACAAGGTATCTAAACAGATTGGGGTTAGCAGAACTAAACTGAGCCAATTTCTAAATGGCACATATCCATCGGACACGACTGAGCTGGAAAAAACACTAAGTGAGTTTATTGATGAACAGAAAACGCTTATTGAAGAGTCGAAGGTAGACCGAGCTTTCTTTGAATCAAAGGATGCACGACAAATCATAGCAATATGTCAAAGCTGTCAGCAGACAGAGGGCCTCGGCGTTCTCATTGGGAACTCGGGGTACGGGAAGACGCACACACTCAGACGCTATGCAGAGCTTTCAAAAGTGGCTTATGTCGAGGCAGACGATAGCATGGGGGTACGCGATTTAGTGGATGCGATTGAATCAGCAGTAGGGTTACCATCCATGTATGGATCAATTTATAAGCGCACAAACCGCATTAAGGATTTCTTTAACGTAAACACAGGCTACCTGCTTATTGTCGATGAAGCGGACAAGCTGATCAGCAAGTACACGGTCAAAAAAATGGAAGTCCTTCGTACAATTTTCGACCAGTCTAGTGCTGCGGTGCTGGTTGCAGGTGAACCTGTACTTGAAAGTATGCTCAGAGGGTATGACGCACGCTTTGCAAATCGTATTGATTTCTTTGTAGCACTTAAAGGGCTCAGTCGTGAGGAAGTTGTTGAGTACCTAACAGACCTCGATATCGAAAAGCGCGCGGTTGAAGAACTGGTTGTTAGAGCAACCAACCCACAGAGTGGATGCTTTAGACTCTTTAACAGAACACTGCGTAACGTCTTCCGTCTTGTTAGAGAAGATGAACGTATCACCTACAAGCAAATTTCGGAGGCGAGTGCAATGATGCTCTTATAGGAGGCGCACATGAGTTTGAATCAGACAATGCGGGCTGCACTTTTAGCATATGAGACTAATGATTTTACTTTGAACGAAGCAATCGATTTTGTAATGAAGCACTTAACAGATAGGTACATTCCTAAGTACAAGCTGGGAGGTTGTAAGCTTATGATTTCGAGTGAATACAACTGTATGGATGTTACAGCGGCACACGCTGCTCATATGGACTATGACATATACTTCCGTTGTGAAGATGGGCGCGTATGCTTTGTTGAGACGGAACAAGAGGAAAGGAGCACTTTAAATGGCACGCAAGCGAATAGAAACTGAACCAGCTCTGAAAAGCTGGGATGATGTAGATAGCAACTTACTTGAAATCCTAAAGACAGAAGTGGCTATTGAAGAACTTGAAGGAGAGCTTTCTGTTAGGGTGGCTGAGCTCAAGGAGAAGTACAAGAAACTAACTGACCCGCTGAAGACGAAAATCAAGGTGCTTGAAAAAGAAATGCAGGAATACACAGATGAGCATAGGGATGATATGGGGGGCAAGAAGACCAAGCTTCTCGCACATGGCTATGTAAGCTTTAGGAAAAGCACCAAGCTGTCTATACCTAAGAAAATTGTACCCGATGCAATCCAAAAGCTTAAAAGCAAAGGCTTCTTAAATTGTTTGACAGTTAAGGAGTCTATCAATAAGGAAGAGTTGAAAAAACAGCCACTTGAACTGCTTATTGAAGTAGGTGCTTCCCTGAAAACGGATGATGCTTTCGGTTATGAAACTGACAAAGAAAGTTTGCCGGACTAGGAGGGTTCTATGGCTGCTAAAAAATCCAATGGTCGTAACGCTCAAATTAGGAATATTTGGGGACTGGCTAAAGAGCTAAATCTGGATAAAGATAATCTTTACGCCATAATCGAAGGTTTAACCGGGAAAGACAGTATAAAGCAGCTGACCACAAGAGAACGCAATACAGTGATCATGGACCTCGGACACATGAAAGATGGTCACAAAAGAAAGGGTCAGCTTGCAAGTGACCAGCAGATATGGAAAATACATGAACTTGAAAAGCAACTGGGCTGGGAGGGAGAACCAGCCCGGTTGCATGGCTATCTAAAAAAGCGATTTGGTGTTGAAAACATCAGATGGATAACAGGCCAGCAAGCTTGGAAGGTGATTGAAGGACTTAAAAAGATGGCTGAAAGGGAGGCGAATAGGCATGGGGTCTAGGTTTAAATTTGAAGTTTATGACCCAAGTCGTGAGGAAATGATAACACCTGCAAACATAGATTTACTGCTTCACATGGATGGTGATTTGCAGATGATTACTGGCGACAAGAGCATTACAGGCATTGTAAATGTACCAAAACTATTTGTATATCAACGGCTGGATACCTTAGATTTTGAGAACAAACCGCTTGCAGAAGGCGCTATTGTTACCCTCACCTCTATGAAGTCAGGCCATAAAATTATTTGTGTGATTGACTGGAATAGGGACAATCAAAGTTTTGAATTAAAAGGGCGATATGAAAACCGCGACATCATACTTCCTGTCACAGTTGACAATATTATAGATTATCAAGTTGTCAGGATTGGTCATGTGAAAACCAATCCTGATTTGTTGAAGGAAGGTGCAGCAGATGGGCTACCCAATTCGTAATTCAGATATTGAACTGGCACATGCATATAAACGGCTGCCAAGCGAAGTGGACACCTATACGCTTTCGCAGAAAGAACTGCAAAAACTGCGTGAAAAGTATCCGACTCGTAAGATAAAAAAGCCCATAACGGTGAATCTATCTTATCAGGAAATCAAACAATCACATGGGATGAAGAGGGTACAAGAAGGTGTTGATCAAGGCTTTTCCGATGTCGAGATATCGGAGCGTTATCATATGAGCTTGCGTGTGGTTAGACGCTTCATGACGATACTCAGAAGGCAGGAGGTAATCTGATGCGTGAAGGGCTGACAGGAAAAGAACTTGAAAAAGCAGTTATGAAGTTTTCAAAAGAAGTATTAGTCAGGTGGATATGTAAGAAGTCCATGTGGTCACGTAGTGGCATATTACATGAGTTAGGATCAATACAATATGATATTGCAAGTGAAAAATGCGAGATGAAGGTCGATGAACTTGAGAAGAAACGTGAGCAGTCAAATAACATATGGGAGCACATAAAAATTACTGACGAAATATGTGAGGAGCACGAGAGACTCAATCGGCTTTTTAATAGACTATATCCTCAATATACAGAAAGGATTTCACATGGCGATAATCGAGAAAAAAGCAACGATAGTAATGGAGTCTAAAGATATTATGAAAGCCCTCAAGAAAAGAGGCATCGTTCAAAACAAAGTCAACATGAATCGTTTCGCAAAACTATGTGTCATGGGTAATTTTACAATCAACAATACCGAATTTTACGACAAGATACCCTCGGATCGTGAAGACTTAATACTCTATGGTTTTACATTTGAGAAGGAGGTTCAAAATGAGTAAAAAACATTATATTACAGTAGTTGAAAAAATAGAACGTTGGCATCATATCGAGGTCGAAATTGATGATAGTGTTGACGTTGAAGAAGTTCAAGATGAATTAAGTGAGTGTTCAACTATCGGAGAAGCACGCAGACGATTAAATCACATTGTTGGATTGACGGTTGATGAATTTGAAGAATGTGCTAGAGAAAACACAGAAATTGAGATTATGTAGGAGGGGTATAGACAGATGCTTAAACTTACACAAGGACAAATAATCCAAAAGGCTAATGAGCTAGGTCTTGAAGTAATCGATTACAATTTGCAGTTCAGCCCAGCACTGGCAAAGTCATGGTACGACATCACCCATGGGATTAGACATCATGATGTGTGGCCCGGTGGCACAATGGAAGACATTCACGAAGATCATATGTTGAACAAGGGGTATCGCGGCACAGGATATCACTTCAGATTTCCTAGAACAGGTGGCGTTGAAATAGGTCGTCCTGTAGGGATGATTGGTGGCCACTGCAAGCAGCAGGAAATGAACTATCGCTCACTCGGTCTTGTGTGGGAAGGCAATATGGATGAAGATCGCCTGACGGAAAAGCAGTTTGAAGACAGTGCCAAATTTCTAAGCATCTTTGTAGATCAGTTGGTCTTTGAAGATCACAATGCATTTGCAAAGAAATCATGCCCAGGCGTGAACTTCCCAAGCGGTCAGCTGATGAAACGTGCTGAAGAAATCGCCGAAACCGCCCACTGGGCAGAAGAGCATTTTGAAGAGCTTAACGAAGCTTTTGAAGAAGTTGAAGTTGCAGTTCATGATCGTAGATTTGATGACACCATTACACGTGGTGAAAGTATGGCCCTTCAGAACAACATGCGCAAGCTGTTTGAACACCGTATTCAGAAATTTGAAAAGCGAATTGAAGAGGCCTATTACAAAGGCGTACTCTTTGGAAGGTCAGCATCTTTAGAGCATGAACAGGCTGTACGCAAGCTATCTTCCGATTGATTTTTTATCGTTTACCTGATATGTTGAAAAGGAGGGATGCATATTGACTTGGTTGGATAATCTGACCATTGATGATCTGGAACCACCATATGATGAACTTGCAAATGAAGTGGGGCTTGAGGTGGCTAAGCAAATTGCAAAGCTCTATCAGGGTCAGCAGATTTACTTCCCAAAGCTTGAACGTAAGTGTGATCCACTTCTCAAAAAAACAATCAAAGAAGAGTTTGACGGATACAACTTCAAGGAACTCGCAGTAAAATATGATTACTCCGAGCGCTGGATCAGGAAGATTGTTGAAGATCAGGTTGCTAAAGAACGAGGCAAACCACTTGAAAACAATGTATCATTTGCCGAGCTTTTCCCTGAAGCCATGTGAATTAGTTCTTGAACTGGTTCACCCGACTTTTCACTCAAAACACAATAAACTCGTATTGTAAGGACTTACAAGTCCAAGCGATACGAGTTTTTTTTATTGCATAGAAAATAAGGAGGCAGACATGGAATCGGTACAAACCGTACAGACAGCATTGGTTCAAATGGGGGTTGGCGTAGTAGTAGCGCTCGTTGGACTGTTAGGCGCATACGCTACAAAGTGGATTAAAAAGCAAACGGCAAGACTCGAAGTTGAAACTGAACTGATTAAGGATGAACAGCAGCGTTCACTTGTACGTGAAGCGATTGAGCGACTCGAAGACGTTGCCTACAAGACAGTCAACAAATTGCAGCAGACATCAGCAAAAGCCATTCGAGAGGCTGCCGCTTTTGAATCAGATGGAGAGTCCTTCAGGGAAAAACTTGAAGCCTTGGCGATTGATGCAGCGGTAGAAATCAAGAACACCCTTGAGCCTGAATATGTGGACTGTCTTGTGGATACCCTCGGTGACTTCGATACCTATCT